GAGCTGCTAGAGGTATTGGAACTGGTGGTGGATTAATGGGTAATCAAAGTGGTCAACCAGGTCTTTTAGGTAATATGGCAAACATAAACCCTAACCTATTATTAGGTGCTAATATTATTGGTGCAGGTATGAGAGGCATTGATCCTTTTTCTTCAATTCTTCCTGCTGTTTCACAAACAGGACAAGTACAATCTCAATTCATGCAAATGGAAGAAACAAAAAGAAAAATGGAAGAAAATAAAAAAGCAAGAGAACAAGCAAATAAACAAAGAAAGTTTTTTGAAAATTTACCTGAAGGACATCCATTTAAAAATGTTGCTCAAGCATTTCCAGATAAAGCTGCAGCAGGTATTGTCAATCTTGAATTACAAAAAATTATTGAATCTGGAAAAGATGCAAAAGCTAAAAAAGATACTGCTTTTAAATTACTTGAGATGAAAAATAAAGATGAACAAACTTTTTTTAAAAATTACAATGATGATAAACAGGTAGAAAATTTTAATGAATCTACAACACAACTTAAAAAAATGTTATCTGCATTAGATCAAAACACAGGAGCAGGAGATGTAGCTGCTATATTTGCTTTTATGAAAACTTTAGATCCACAGTCTGTTGTAAGAGAAAGTGAATTTGAAGTTGCAGAAGGAACAGGTGGTTCTACGTTATTAAGTTTTGAAAAAGCATTTCAAAAATGGCAAAAATTAAAAACTGGAGAAAGATTAACAGATAGAGAAAGAGAAAATTTTAAAAAAGCTGCTATAGCTTTTCATAATTCTTCAGAAGGTACAATAGATAATATTAGAAGTGGTTATGAAACTGTAGCTCAAAACAAAGGTTTAAATATTGAAAATATTTTTGTTGATAATGATTTAAGACCTTTATTTATAAATGAGATGGTTCAAAATGCACCAGGTGTAATGGAACAACAAACTGGAAGATTACCTAAAGGTACAAGATTAGTTGATTATCAAAATGGAGAATATTTTTTTAAATTACCAAATGGTCAATTATTTAAAATTAAAGGTTAATCATGGCAGTAACTTTAGATTATGTAAATCAGCTTCCAAGCGATCAAAAGAAAGAATTATTATCTATTCCTGAAATACCCAATAAGGTAAGATTTCTTGTTGAAGCATCACCTAATATTCGTTCCAAAATAGCAACTTTAGAAAAATTTTATGATAAAGTTGAACCATTAGAAGGTAATAATTTTATTGTTACAGATAGAGATGGAAATAGATTTCAATTAGATAATAAAAATAAAACAAATTTAGCTGATGCAATTGATTTAGGTAAAGAAGCTGCAGAATTAGTAGGTTCTATTGTTGGTGCAACTAAAGGTGCTGCAGGTGGTACTCTTGTTGCTCCAGGTGTAGGAACTGCAACAGGTGCAATTGTTGGTTCTGGTGTTGGTATGGCTGCAGGTGCAGAAATATTTGAAAGAGTTGGTCAAATGTATGGTGCTGAAGTTTTAAGAACTAATAAAGAATGGTTAGCACAAAGAGGAACAGATTTTGCTTTTGGATCTGTAGGTCAAGCTGTAACACCTTTATTATTAAAACCTTTAAAAGGTGCAATAACAGGCTTTGGAAAAACTGCTGTTGCCACAAGAAAAAGATTAGCAGATTATATAGATGCTGGAGTTACACCTTCTTTAGGACAAGTAACTCAAAAAAGAGGATTACAAACTGTAGAATTATTATTAGGTAATTTTCCTGGAAGTTCAGGTAAAATTGCATCTGTTGCTTCTAATGCACAAAAACAATTAGGTGATAAAGTTCTTGCAACAGCAAAAGATTTAATAAAGAAACCTGTAATTCCTGATGAATCAATTGTTGGTAGAGCATTAAAAAATTCTATAGATGGAGTTAATAATAGTCAAAGTTTTGTAGGATTATTTAACTCAAAAGCAAATACTTTATTTGGCAAATTAGATAATTATATTAAAAAAGATGCTTTAATAAATTTATCTAAATCTCCAAATAGCACATTAAAAACACTTAGTTCTTTAGTAGATGATATTCCAGGTGCAAAAAATGTAGGAGATCAATTAAAAAATCCATTTTTAAGTGATTTATTAGGTAATATACAAAAAGACATTACTAAAAATGGTGAGTTACCTTATTCAGCAGTTAAAGCAATAAAACAAAAAATAGGTAAAAAAATGGCATCTTTTGATTTAGTTCCTGACGTTGATAAAGGTCAATTAAAATTAATTTATAAAGCATTAAGTGAAGATTTGAAATTAGCAGCATCTAAATATGGTGGTGCAAAAGCAGTAAAAGATTTAACAAATGCAAATAAATTTTATCAAAAAGGATTACAAAGAATTGAAGATTATCTGCAACCAATAGTAAATGCTGCTGATCCAGATAAACTTGTTATGAGTTTATTAAGTTCTGGTAAAGAAGGTGCAACAAGACTAAATGCTGTTAGAAATTCTTTGGCTAAAGTAAATAAAAAAACAGCAAATGATAACTATAAAATTTTAGTTTCAAACATATTAGAAAGATTAGGTAGAATGCAACCTGCTCAGACATTTGGTGGTGATACTGTTATGACTGCTGGTAGATTTTCTTCAGAAACTTTTTTAACTAATTTTAATAAATTATCTAAAGAGGCAAAAAAAAGTTTATTTAAAAACGCACCATTTGGAAAAGAATTTCAAAAAAATTTAAGTCAAGTTATAGAAATAGCAGATAGTATTAGAGCTAGTGGTAAAACTTTTGCAAATCCTAGTGGAACAGCAGACAGGTTAGTTGGACAAGGTTTAATTTTCGGAGGTGGTGCTACAGCATTTACAGGAAATCCAGCATTTATTTTATCTGTTCCTTTAGTTATTGGTAGTGCAAGGATTACTGCTGGTTTAATGACTAACCCTAAATTTATTAATTGGTTAGCACAAGGTATAAAATTAGCTAATAATAAAGGTGCTGATGCTGTAATTCAACATTTAGGAAAACTTGGAATTATTATGGCAAATGCAGATAGTGAAACAAGACAATTTATTTATGAATACCTACAAATGCTACAAGGTAAAAGAGAAGAATAATCATGGACAACTTACCTCAAGAAAACGAAAAAAAAATTATTAAAGTTGAAGGTGAGCTAAAACTGATCCACCACAAAATTGATGTAATTAGGGATAACCATTTGCACCATTTAAACTTAAGAATCAATAACATCTACAAAATCTTATGGTTCGTAGCAGCACTGAGTCTGACAAGTCTAGCAAATCTGGTTATAAACCTGATAAACTAATCTCTGAAAGACAAAAAAAAACTTCAATAAAAGGCACTGTTGGTGAATATGAAACCATAGCAAAACTAACCAAAGAAGGTTATTTTGTTGCTAAATCTGTAGATCCTGCTTGTCCATTTGATATTGTTATCGTTGACAAAAATGGTAAAATAACACTCATTGATATAAAAACTATAACCTATAGAAAAACAAAAAAAGGTAAAAGTTTAAAAGATAAACCTAAAGGTTCTTACAAGATTTGCAGAAGTCCTACTAAAGAACAGAAACGATTAGGTATAAAATTATATATGGTAGATTATGAAAGTTAGTGAAGATACATCAGTCGCTATGCCAATCAAGAACATGGTTGGAATTATTATTGCAGTAAGTATGGGTATTTTTGCATATACTGAGATCACTGCTAGACTAACATCACTTGAGACATCAAGAGAATTAATGACAGCTGATTTGCTAAAAAAATCTGAACAAACTACTGTAGATAAAGAACAATATTTACTTTTGGAAGACCTTTACGAAACTGTGGAGAAACACCAAGAGTTATTAGATAAAAATATTCACAATCAAGTTATGCTACAACACATTGAGAAGATGTTAGACAAAGCACTTGAAGATATTGAAAATTTAAAAGATGCTAACAGAGAGATGAAATATACCAATGGAACAAGTCATTAGTACAGTTATAGCTTTATGTATGTTTATTGCAGGTGAACTAAAAGAACACCGAATACAAAGCAAAATGTCTGATTGTCTTAAAGGTAAAAGAGAAGCTGAGAGAAACGCATCACAAAACATTGAATATAAGTGTGGTAAAGTACAAGCTGAATTAGAAGAAAATATTGATGGTTCAAAAGCAATAAAGAGAATTATAAATGATTGATAAAATTATATATACTTTTTTAGGTTGGTTAGATACGTTCTCTGAGCATTTAGATAATATATTCTTTCCTAAACTAAAAAGAAAAAAAAAGAAATGTAAAAATTGTAAGTGCAATTGTCATTGTAAAGATGATTTGCATATTAATAATTTGGATAAAGAACTATGTAATTGTGAAGGATGCAAACATTAAAAATTTTATGAGGTCTATTTATGAGATATTTATTGATAAAATTAGAATGTTTACTAAGAAAATTGTATGGTTTTGTATGGCGATTAAGAGTACAAATGACAATAAATCTGGAGAAAAAAAATGTACGAAGAAGTAAAAGAAGAAATTAAACTTTGTGAAGGCTATGTGCCTAAAATTTACAAATGTTCTGAAGGCTTTGATACTATATTCTATGGACATAAGATTACACCTGAAGACCAATATGAACATGGTGTAGAGTATTCTAAAAAAGAAGGTGAGCTTGTATTTGAGAGAGACTTTCAAAGAACAGTAGATGCAGCAGAAAGATTGATAGGAGACAGATCAATTAGCAATACTGCTAAAGAAGTAATTATTAATATGGTTTATCAAATAGGTGAAGGTGGTGTATCTAAATTTAAAAATATGTGGAAGGCTTTGGATAATCAATTGTATGGAGAGGCTAGTTTTCAAATGATGGACAGTTTGTGGGCTAGGCAGACTCCTAACAGAGCAAAAAAACTAGCAAAAAAAATGAAAGGTGCATAATGTGGTTAAATCTAGCAGCTAAATTAGTACCAGGTATTATCAAGACTGGTATGTCTATTGCAAACAATCGTAGAGAAACAAAACGATTAGAAAGTGTGGCAGAAATGCGTCATGCAGAAAAGATGGCTAATGGTGAAATAGAATATCAAAAAGCTGTCATTGCTAACAATCAACAAGGCTGGAAAGATGAGTTCGTATTAATACTTGTTTCTGCTCCTGTCATGTTGTTAATCTGGAGTATTTTCAGTGATGATCCTGAAATTATGAGTAAAGTAGATAAATTCTTTGACCAATTTAATAATATGCCTTTTTGGTATCAGGCATTGTTTATTGGAGTTGTGTCAGCAATCTATGGTTTAAAGGGTGCTGATATTATGAAAAAAAAATAAATGTCAGATTTAGATTTGATTAACGAATATAAGGATCAGGTAAGAATCCTTAAACAAGAAGTTGCTGAATTACAAGATGCAGGTAAATCTAAAGACTCAGCGAATAAAAGATGTTTGCAAAAATTAGAACATTCTCAACAAGACTTGATTGATGCAAATAAAAAAATAACAGAACTTGAGAATGAGTTAAAAAAATTAAAAGATATTAAATGAAATTTGTTTTAATTATGACTATGTGTTCAGCATTAAATCATTCATGTGTTCAACCTCAAACAATAAACTTTTATGATACTTGGAAAGAGTGTGTTATGGTTGGTTATAAAAAATCTATAGAAGTATTGAATGAAATACCTAATGATACTCTTGAAGACCAAAGAACTTATACAAGATTTGCCTGTCAAGAAAACAATTTAATTTAATGTTCTGTGTTGTTTGGAAAAGAGATAATTCAGATAAACATGAATTGTTTACAAATGTCATATTTGAAACTGAAAAGAAGGCAACAGAATTTAAAAATGCTCAGAAATCTATGCGTAAAAAACATGATTGCAGAGTAGTTGAATATGATTATAAATACTTTGATGGAGTTAAATTAGATGGCAATTGACAAATCAAAAATGAAATGCAACAGTCCTAAAAGACAAATCTCAGGTGGTAAGAAATTTGTCGTTAAGGCTTGTAAAGGTGGTAAAGAAAAGATTATAAGATTTGGGGATGCTAATATGAAAATTAGAAAATCAAACCCCAAAGCTAGAAAGAGCTTTAGAGCAAGGCACAAATGTGATACTGCTAAAGATGTGTTCAGTGCTAGATACTGGTCATGTAAAAAATGGTAACAAAAGGAGAAAACAATGTATCATAGTAAAAAAAAACCAATGAATAAAAAAAAGAAAAAAAACAAAAAAAAGAAAAAAAAATAACAATTAGGAGTAGCTTCAAGTAAGCTGGGAATGTTGGAGGGTTAAATATTATGCCAAAAGGAAAAAATAAAAAGTATAGTAAAAAACAAATGAAGATTGCAAGAATGGCTGCACCATTTGATAAGATTACAGGTGCAGATTTTAAAGCACTCAAGAAAAAGAAAAAGAGAAAAGTATGATGAAATCAATTAAACCACCCAAAGGTTATCATTGGATGAAAAAAGGGAACACTTATAAATTGATGAAGGGTACTTACAAACCACATAAAGGAGCTGTAAAAACTGCTAAGTTTGCAATACAGAAAAGACATGGCTAAATTATGTGCTAGAGGTAAGGCTGCAGCTAAACGTAAGTTCAAGGTATATCCTTCTGCTTATGCTAATATGTATGCCTCTGGTGTATGCTCAGGTAAAATAACTCCTGGTGGAAAGAAGAAAAAAAAGAAAGCTAAGAAAAGAAAAAGATAATGGCTAAAAAAGGATTAAGGTCATGGGTGCAACAAAACTGGGTTGATATTGCCAATCCTAGATCCGATGGTTCTTTTCCTAAGTGTGGTCGTTCAGGTAAAGAGAAACGAAGAAACTATCCTAAATGTGTACCACTAGCCAAAGCAAGAGCTATGAGTTCTTCGCAAAGGAGAGCTGCGGTATCAAGAAAGAAGAAAGCTGAAAGAAAGTCAAGAAAAGGTAAGAAACCTAACTATGCCAAAACCTAAAAAAAAAACTTGGGTTAAATCAAAACAAATAATCGTTGACGTAGGAACTTGTCGTTATTGCAAACAAGAGATGACGAACATGGATAGTTTTGTTTCTTTCTATGGGGGTGGTCATGCTCATTATCAATGTATTAGAGAAGATGATGACCTTAAACAAAAAGTTTTAAATAATGTTGAGCAACAATTAAAAGATGAAAAAAAATTTGATTGGTGAGGCAGCCATATTTCAGACTGCCTTATTATTAATTAAAGATACTTTCTATCTCTAATAAACTTTTTGATCTCTGTTAATGATTTAAAATCAAAGCCTATAGGTGCAAACATTCTCATAAAGCTCAAAGATAAATCTGGTCTATATCTTGAAAGACTCCAACTACCTAACTTGGGGTATCGTTCAGACATAGAGGCACTGAATATTTCATTACCGAATATAATATCAACATCAGTAACCTTACCAAATTTGTTTCTTCTTTTTATTTTTGTTTTCATTTTTTTCTCTCCTTATTTTTTTTTATAAAGACATTATATCAAATTGAGTTTTTTAATTTTTTAGAAAAAAATATTTTTATTGAAGAATAAACGATTAACGTTTTAGGGTGTTTCAGTATTGGTGCGACAACTAAACACTTTTTGAGGTTTTGTTAAATTTTAATGACAAACTTTTTTTTAACAAAAAATATTATAATATGCGGTTCTAACCAAAGGAGATATTATGTCATCACTTAACGAAGCAATCAAAGAAGCAGTAAAAGAAATGATCGAAGCAGGTGAAATCAAAGCTGAAATCATTGATGGAGAAATTGAGCTTTCTATTGATAACGATAACGAAGAAGAAAACGAAGATTAATCTTCGTAAAATTTAATAGCATTTTTTAAATAATTTTCATCTAAATCATTTCGCCAAAAGTAATGGTCGAACTGAGGTTGGATGTAGTCTTTAATTACTTTTGCATCATTACTAATGCTCATTAGGTTTTGTCTAATCTTACATCGTTGAATAATCTTAGGAATTCTTTTTTCTATGTTCTCAGGTTTTAATTCTTCACAATTACCTGCATGAAATACTTTAAAACTTTCTTCATTAATATAACAAAGATAAACAGGCACTTTGAATACTGACCAATAGAAATCTACTTGTAAAAGATTGTAAGGTTCAGGTTTGTCTTCAGGTAACTTTGAGGTAAACCAAGACCTAGTGCCATCTTTTTTAATTTTACCTTTTCTAGGAAACTTACATTTATCCTCAATAATTACCTTATCTCCTTTTAAATCTATATATCCATGCACAGGAATATTGATACCATCGAACCATCTAAATGCTTCTATCTCTGGCTTACAATTTTCATAACCTGGTATTGTTTGATGAGCTGCATGACCATTAGCAATCATCTTAGGTAAGATTGATTTGTAATGCTCAAACTCATCGAATTCGTCTGCGGTTGGATTTATCTTTTTAAGTTTTTCTTCTATAGGTACAAACATTATTTGTTGTCCTGTAGTTTTTCATATTCTTTTTCAAATGCAGTGTTAAATTTATCTGCAATTACAATTGGCTCTTGCCAATCATCTAAGAAAAAACTTAAAGGTTTTTTTAAGAACTTACTAATCTTAACTAATTTAACTAATGGTATTCGGTTCTCAGCATTTTCATATTTACCAATTTGTTGATAGGTTGTTTTCAATGCTGCTGCTACTTGTTGTAAACTTACAAACTTAGCTTTACCTGTAAATTCATTTATCTTGGTTCGTCTTGCAAGTCTAAGTTTCTTTCCTAAATCAATATAGAACTGATTGTCCTCATCGTAGTTTATTTGTGCTTTTTGTGATAGTTTCATGTTTTTCCTTCCTTTTATTTAGAGAATAGAATCCCTAAGAAAAAATGCAACTTTTTGTATATACTTAATTAAGTATATAAAAATCTAGCATCTTTATTCTCTGCTTCGACAATTCTTCGGTACAATTGATTGTACTCTTTGAATGCCTTGAGAGTATGTACACACTGTCTTCCCTTATCTTTAGCACCAAATATTTTCTTATGTGCTTTGTCTAACTTAGTGTACAATCTAATGTTGCTATTTCTTAGACTCATCATTTTCTCCACCGACTACTTTAATATTTGCCTTAATAAATCTGGTATCGGTGATATTTACTTTTGCAGACTCACTAGGCATTTTTTGATTATATGCTTTTTCTGTAGCTTCTTGAACAGTAGCACCATCAAAAACTTCTTCAAAGTTAGCAGCTAACTCTACGTCAGATGATTTAATTACTTTAACCATTTATTTCAATGTTCCGACTATAACCTGCATAATCTCTTTTTATTTCATCTCTTTCTTCTAATTTTTTTAATAAAGAAGATACAGAATTTTTACTTTTATAACCCAACTCTTTAGCCATTTCTGAAAAAGTTGGACTATACTTGTTCTTTTTAGTGTAATTTTTAATAAATTGCAATAGCTTCAACATCTTTGGTGTCATTGGTCTTTTACCCCTTGTTTTGCTCATTTAAAGTTAGCCTCCTCAATAATTCTGTATATCCATTTATGTCATCAAAAGTATCTTTTTTATAATCTTTCGATTGCATGACTCTCCAACATTTTAAAAAAATCATAAATAAACCAAATAATTTTAGAGGTACTTTCACCTCAACATTATTATGAACTGATAAATATTTTTCTAATATACCAACCATTACATAGGAGGTATGGTCAAAGTCTCCATAATCATTTTGTTTTTGGTTTAGTAATCTTTCTAGTTCGTTAATAAATTTTACGTTATCACTCATATTCATATCCTAAATAGTAATTCCCTTGTTGATCTTCACACCAATGTGCAAAAGCAATTTTGTTTTGATAAATTGGGTAAGTTCTTTCTCCTATGTTTTTATATTGTATTACTGCCTCATGTATTTCATCACAAGTGAGAGTTGTTTCAAATTTAAGTTTTTGAAGATCATATCCCTCACTTGTAATTATCGCTAAAACTAAATAAACAACTTTCAATTAAAAAGGTATTTCTTTAGATTGTGCTTTAGCTTGTTTAGGTCTTGGTTCGTTCTTGTAACCAGATAAAATATTACCAGAGTCATTTAACCAACCTATCAAGCCTTTGTGTCCTCCAGCTTCGGCATAGTTCATTTCACCTGTAAATTTATCATCACCTTTGAATACTACTCCTACTTGTGCAAAGATTTTAAGGAACTTAGTATTACCATCTTTTGATTGTCCTTTGACACCTAAGATAGTACCTTTAGCTCCATTGTCTAAAGTAACATTACCTGAGAAATCAATTTTGATGGCTTTTTCATTGTTGGCATCATAAGGAAACAATACCCAATCCTTCTGCTTACCACTACCATTGTTTGACATTTTGTCCTCCATTTTTTTTTATGTTTGTTTGTTGTGATTCAAAAGATTTTTCTATCGAATCATTTTCTTTTTTCCAATTAGAATATAAAGCAGTCAACTTTGTTTCAGTTGTTTGTTTTTTTATTTCATCCTTAATTGAAACTGATTTAGTTGTACCTTGATTATTCAAGGCATTTACTAATTCTTCCGCACTAGCATATTCTGAACCTGATAAACCGAATGCTGCTATACATCTTCCAAGTGCCGAAGAACTACAATTTTCTAATGCACTTGTTTTGTTAATAAAGTTTGCGTTTCTATGTTCCTCTGCATGACCTACTGCATAAATAGTTTCACCGATATGTAATTCAGTTTTGACAACAACTCTTTCGTTATCATGGAATAGTATTTCTTCATTAAATCTAGCTTCAGGAAAGTATTGTAAAAGATGTCTATGTCTTTCATTTACAGTAGAATATTTCTTTCCTTTAATATCTACTGTAGGAATATTTTTAGCTTTCATCAGACACTCTTTACGTCTTTCCTTAAATCCACCTGCGGATTTACTTTTTTCTTCTGTTTGTGGTCTCAGTTTCATTTTCCTTCCTTTGTTTTAGTTTTTGATTCTCTTTTACTTGGTCAATATCTTTTTGAGCCTTTAGTTCTAAATAGCTTTTATTCTTAGCAACCATCTTTTCGGCAAGTTGATAGTCATCTAATTGTTTTTTTAATTTTGTAATTTCTTCATCTCTTTCCATAAGCATTTGTGTATATCTTTTTATTTCATGCTTTTGGTTTCTGTTTTCTGTTTGTAATTGTGCAAACTTACTTAATATTTCTTGACTCATTTCTTTCCTTTCATTAATTCTTGAATAGTTAATTTTTCAGTAATTAAATCTTGTAATCCCTGACCTACCAACCCACCGAAGATCATTTTTAAGTTTGCAGGGAGCTTTTTTCGTTCAGCAGCAGTTAAAACATTATAGTTATAATGCCACTGATCTATGTTCATATTGAGCTGCGATGGGGATAGGTGATCGGCAGTGAAAGTTCCTCCTTCTTCTTTCTT